GGAAGTCTACGGACGGGGACCGGCGATGATGGTCCTGCCGGCGCTGAAATCACTCAACGCCGAAAAATCTGACTTTCTGACGCAGGGGCATCGCGCCGTTGCGCCCGTGTTTCTCACCGGCGACGATGGTGTTGTCGGATTTACTATGCGGCCCGGCGCGCTCAACAAGGGCGGCGTCAACGCTGACGGCAAGCCGATGGTTCAACCTTTGCCGACCGGCAATATCCAAATCAGCGAACAAATGATGGAAATGGAAAAGAACTTGATCGAGGATGCTTTTCTCGTTTCGCTGTTCAAGCTGATCCTCGATGAGAAAATATTGACCGCGACCCAGGTCACGGAAATCGTCAATCAAAAAGGCATCCTGATCGCGCCGACACTCGGTCGCCAGCAATCCGAATACCTCGGCCCGATGATCGACCGCGAGCTCGACCTACTTGCCGAACAGCGGCTATTGCCGCCCATGCCACCGCTCTTGCGTGAGGCGCGGGGTGAATACCGTGTTGTCTACACTTCGCCACTCGCCAAGACCCAACGCGCGGGAGAGGTATCCGGTTTTACCCGAACGCTCGACATCGCGCACCAGGTTGCAAACGCAACCGGCGATCCCTCGGTGTATGATCCGTTCGACCTCGAAACCGCGTTACCCGACATCGCCGATATCAACGGCGTTCCCGAGCGTTGGATGGCGGATAAGAAAGCGTTGGCCGCCAAGGCGCAACAGCGCGCCAGGCAAGCGCAAATTCAGCAACAGATACAGGCCGCGCCGGCGCAAGCCGGAATGATGAAGGCACAGGCCGCTCAATACAAAGCCGGAATGCAGCAACAACAGCCGGGCGCCGCGCCACAACAGCCGGCTCAACAGATGGGGCCACCGCAATGATCATGCTTTTCATCTTCATGCTGACGATCACAATGGCTTTCTTTTGTTTGTCGGGATTTTCAAGTGATGAGCGACGAACCCAAACTACGCGCGTTAGAGCAAGGTAAACGCGACTTTCAACTATGCTTCAACACGCCGGCGGGTCAGAGCGTCTTGATGTATTTCGCGGACTTTTGCCGAGCGGCCGAGACATGCGTTGCGATCGGCGCGAAAGGTGCGCCGATAGACTTACACCGGACGCTGGTGCTCGAAGGACGGCGCGAAGTGTTCTTAGAAATACAGAAGTTTTTGAACTTGACGCCCGAACATTTATTCCTGCTCTCGACGGGCAAGGCATATCGCACAGGAGACGCGACCGATGAGTGATACCAACCTTGCACCCGCGCCAGCCCCCGCACCCGCCCCCGCCCCGGCGCCAGCGCCGGCCGCGCCTTGGTATCAGGGCAAAGCCGACGCGGAAACGATTGGCTATTGGCAGAACAAGGCATGGAAGGCAGACGACCCGGTATCAATCGCGCTCGAGGCGACAAAGGCCGCGCGTGAGGCGCAGCGGTTTGTCGGCGCCCCGCCCGAGCAATTGATCCGGCTTCCCAAGGACGCAAAGGACGAAGCCGGATGGAACAGTGTATGGAACAGGCTAGGGAAGCCGGCCGACCCGAAGGGTTACGACTTTACCGATGTCAAGTTTGCGGACGGCTCTGCGATCAAAGACTCATTAGCAGACACGATCCGCAAAACGGCGTTCGAGAACAATATACCGAAGGATGCTGCGGCGGCCTTTGCTCGGTCGCTCGTGAAGCACATGGACTCCGAGGACACGACGGAAGCGGGGGAAGTGAAAGCAAAGTACGACGCGAGCCTGCAGCGGCTTAAAGAGACTTGGGGAACGAACGGCAATATCAACCTTGTCACAGCGGCGGAAGGCGCTCGCAAGTTGGGCATAAGCCCCGAGCTGCAGCAAAAAGTAATGGAGACGCTAGGCGCCGACGTGGCGGCCGAAATGTTCCGCAAGGCCGGGCAGGGACTTAGCGAGGATAAGCTAGTCGAGGGCAACAAGAATGCGCCGGCGACCGTAGACGCCGCCCGCGCCCGTAGGACCGAGTTGATGCAGGATAAGGATTGGGTCACGCGCTACAGAAAGGGCGGCGTGGCCGAAAAGCGCGAAATGCACAACCTTAATCAGATCATCACTAACGTCGTTGATTCAGCCGCGTAGGAGAGCCCATGTCGGACACATCGACAATGCCAACATTGGCAACACCATCTGACAACGAACCACAGCCGAAGCGCAAATATCATCGCCGCGCCAATAAGCGCGTGACCCCGCGCCTAGACCCATCGCCTTATGAGGGAATGAGCGGGACAAACCGCTGCGCTTTTGCCTGTCGGCCCGATCGCTGCGTTATCACCCATGCCGGCAACTGCGGCGCCAGCAACCTACTTCCGCACCAGAACGGCGATCAGGCAATCCTTCGCCGTTTCAGGGAGGCCAAGGACTTCCTCGCGCATCAAAAGATAGACAAAAGGCCAAAATAAATGCCCTGGGACGCAAAGAGTTTTGCGAGCCGGCACAATAAAAAACTGCGCGGCAAAGCGGCGTCAAAGGCCGCGTCTCAGGCATCGGCCCTGGTAAAAAAGGGAATGCCGGAAGGCGAGGCCATCGCCATCGCCAACAAAACCGGCAACCGACTTATGGGGAAGCACGGACGCAAAAAATAGGAGGCGACTATGATCGCATTAGCTATCCAAGTGTTGTGGCTTCTAATCGGGATTATCTGCCTGGCGGGTGTGATCTGGCTAGTGCTGTACGGCATCAAAACCTTTGTGACGGAGATTCCGGCAAGGCTAGAACAGGGAATATGGTTCATAGTTTTGCTGCTTATCATCATCGGTGCGCTGACCCTCTTGGCTGGCGGCAACCTTCCTGGCCCGCGTTTACTGCACTAATGACCGGAAACAAGGTTGTTTTGCTGGCAATCATCGTAGCGATTGCCGTGTACGTCGGCGTCTATTTCAGCGGCATTGGAAGCTGTTGCGACCTAGGCTGAGTGCGTTGTAGATTCTTTTTTTCTATGTATTTTCCACCCAATCGCGGCGTGTAAGGCCCCCGCAAGGACACGGCCAAAATCGCGAAGTGACGGCCCCCGGCATCGGACACGGCCGAAGGATGAAGCCCCCCGCAAGGGATACGGCAGCAACTTTCGACTTTAACCGGAACGGGATGGGCCATGTCCGCAAACCTTATCAAACTCTACGTCGAAGAATTTTCGACAAATCTGATGCTCAACCTACAGCAGATGCAATCGCAACTGCGTGGGCGCGTCATGGAAGGCCACCACATCGGCCAGCAAGCATCGCCGGTGGAATACATCGGATTTATTCAGATGCAGGCGCCAGCCGGGCGCTTCGCTCCCTTGAACCGGCAAGACGCGGACTTTTCGCGCCGATGGGTACTACCCGTCGACAAGGAAGCCTCGCAGCTAATCGACACTTTCGATAAGCTCAAGCTCCTGCAAGACCCGACCTCACGCTATTCCGAAGTAGCTGCAGCGGCCGTCGCCCGCGAATGGGATGACCGTCTTATCGCAGCGGCTTTCGGTACGGCCTTCACGGGAACGGGCGTAGCGGCATCGCTGACCAGCGAAACGTGGGCCTCGATTTCCTCGAGCTACTTGGTCGCCGACACGTTCGGTTCAACCGCATCCTCGGGCCTCACGGCTGCTAAGATGAAGGAAGCTAAGCGCATCATGCGTAAGGCCCAAGTCCCGGTCGACACCGAGCCGATGACGTGGATCACGAATAGCCAGGGCGAAAGCGATCTGCTCAACGAAGTGCAAGTTGTTTCTACCGACTTCGCCGGCGACCGCGCTACATTGGTCGAAGGCAAGGTTGTCCGCTTCCTCGGATGGGACATCGTTTATTCAGAACGCTTGTCCGTGACGAGCTCCAAGCGCCAGAACATCGCCTTCGTCAAGTCAGGCCTCTACCTCGGTGTATGGCAAGACGTGGCGAACAACATCAGTCAGCGCAATGACTTGTCTAGCTTGCCCTATCAAATCTATACGAAAATGTCCTCGGGCGCGACGCGGCTTGAGCCAGGCCGATTGCTCGAGGTCGATTGCGCCGACACCACAACCATCGCAGACGTGACGCCATAAGCAACGTGACGCCGTAGGAGAACGGAAACATGGGTACTTCAAATCTTAAATCCACGCCGATCACGAACCTCGATGCCATCCCGGTTGTCGAAAACCAGGCCGGCAACGGTGCCGCTGGTGTAGTGCGAAAGGTGTCGGGTACTGTAACGGCGGTTGCTTCGGATGCAGCCGGTTCAACTTATAAGATGTGTCGCATTCCCTCTAAGGCGCGCGACATCAAAACCATTGTCGAGAGTGAGGCTCAAGGCGCAGGCAAAATCAGCTTGTCCGCTTACTACAGCAGCAGCACGCTTGACGGCACGCAACCCTCAAAGCAAGGCGTCATTGTCCCAACAACCGGCGAAGGGTTTTTCACCGTTGACAAGGACTTGGCCTCGGCCGTGCCGCCGACCGATGTGACCGGAATTGGCGTCAGTTCGAGCAACGGATACACAATCGACAAACGCGGTAAGGAGCTTTGGGACGCGCTCGGCCTAACTTCCGATCCAGCCGGTTTCATTGATATCATCGCAGACGTTCACACAACTGCGATCACAACGGGCACGGGGCGGATCAGGGTCACGGTTGAATACGTCGATTAAGGATCACCGATGGCAACGGTTACGCTCAATGCGAGCGTAGGTAAAACCTACAAGAACGGTCGCTCGGATTGTCAGAGTAGCGCCGTTACGTCGCATGTCACGCTGTCATGGGATAACACCACGGTCACTCATCGCCAGCAATTGAGGGACGCGCTTGAGGTTATCATGGCGCAAATCAATGGCGGCTTTTCGAGTCTAGCGGAATAAAGTCATGGCTCGAAAATCTATCAACCTCACGCTTGGACAGTCTCTCGGTGGGGGAAAATACAGTTCCTCCGTCGCTAGCTCTGACGTGCCTTCCTTCCCGGCCACAACCACGGTCGCGGCCGATGTTGCAACTCTTGTGGCTGATGGCGCCTCACCGACACAGGCCCATGTCACAACGCTTAATTCGGATTGGGGCACCCTAAACACAGCCGTTGCGGCCGTCTCGACCGCAATATCTAGCGATATGTCTGTTGTTTGGGACAACGCGAAAATTACTAATCTAAATCAACTGCGCGCCGCCTTGAATGCTGCCTTGTTGCACGCTCAAAGCGGCTACGGCGGACTAGCGGAATAGGAGCCAAACACAATGGCGAGCCATTTTATCAGTATCGACAAGAACGCGAATCCGCTTTTTTCGAGCTCGTTCACAACCGGCACGTCGACCTCGGCCACCAAAGTGTTCGAGTTTCGTGTTCTCGACGGGGCATCGGTGAAGCGTATCGAGGCCCTGCAGGCTTTGGAGGCATTCGAGTGGTATATCAAGAATCAGGGCCTTGTCGCCGCATCCGGCTTTGACATAACGACATGAGAGTTGATTCCCGCATCGACCA